GTGGTACAAGGTTAGCACTGCGCAGTGGTAAAGTGGTGACGCATTGCAGTGGTACAAGGTTAGCACTGTGCAGTGATACAATGAGTGCAAAAATAATAAGCAGTTTATACACTTGCTTAGGTGTCTTTTATTTATATATTACTCATACTACAATTTATAGCATAATTTCCTGCTTTAGTAAGGTTTGTCGAGTTTATTTTTAATATAAAATAATTATCTTCGTAAATAACGCGCGTGTCAACAGGTGTAATATTGGATGTACCATCTTCACATAAAATTGCACAACTTATTGCATCATTTAGAGGCAATAATCCGTTTTCAAAAATTGTAGCACTATCTTTAAGTAAAGCAGATAAATTAAATTTTAACACTGACTGTATTGATGAGTAATATAAATGTTTTAAATTTAATGTGCATGAGTAAGGGTTTAATTGAACACTTATATCTATTGCATTGTCATAGCTATCTGTTAGTGTCTGTCTTACTGTTGTTGTTGAATAAGTCACTGTCTTTCCAAGTAACTTATTTCTTAAGCAGTTGCCTATATTATTATAACCCGAGTCATTAGGATGATAGTTGTCATCACTAACATATAATTTTGAAAAATTCCAATTCCAACCACACCACCCTAAGTAGTTCATTCCTTGCTGTTCACACACTTTACTCATAATAGAATTAACTAACCACTCACTTCGCGCACTATTATTAATATCATATAAAGTTTGCATATAAAAATATCTTATTTCACACCATGCGTAGTTTACTTCTTTGCAATTAGGAAAATGTATTTTAACAAGTTGCATAAATGTTTGAATAGCAATTGCTATTTTTGTTGACCCTACTATTGCACCCTCTTTTGCTATTTCTCTACTTTCACCCCATGCACCAATAATGTTAATATGCGTTACTTTGTTATGGTCATAGCTTGTATCATTTATAGCGTCATTTAGTTGAGTTAAAAAAGTATCATTAGCATGTTCTCCGTAGTCAATAAATCCTGTTCCGTCTCCACTATATAATTTACTATCATCATAAATGTCTTTTGTTAGAGCATAAAGTCCTTTATTATTTGTAGAGCCAACACCACGACTATAGCTATTTCCAAAATATAAAGCAAAGGTTTTGAATGAATTTTTATAATTGATTAAGTCATTAGCAACTCTCTCTGTTTCTTTTCTGTACTCTTCAACCTGCGCATTATAATTACCAGTATTAATCCAATACTCTACATTATTGATATCAACATTAGCAGGCACTGGCACCTTACTTGTAAAACTATTACCCTTATACGTCACCACACTCAACGCTTCATACTGTAAGGCCTTATTCCACTCGCCCATAATCTTCGGCACATACCTAGCACCAACATACTGTCTGTTAATTAAACCATTACTCATATTACTCTTACCTCTCTTTCTTAATAGCTTAATACTAAATGACCATAGTCATAGTTACCAATACCGATATTATTCTCAATATCCAACCCAGTAGTATTAAATGTAATACTTTTCCAATTAGCAGGAATATTATAAACGATATAACCACTGTCACTAATAGTAACAAATATCATAGTTGCAAGATATTCTCTGATGATACTTTCTGCAAAGCTAGTATCATAATTATCAATCCATTCCTGCACCTGTTTCATTTCCTGCTTTAACTGTTCAACGTCATTACTAATAGCTTTATCATTTTCAATCAAGTTATTAATATAGTCAACACATTTGCAGATAACTTCATAATAACTTAATTCATCATCATACACTAGTGGTAACACTTTAAAGCACCAAAACCTAAACTCTGTTAAGTCTCTATAATTTGTGTTCATTATTACCTCACTTTCTCTTTACCATAAAGTAAAGAAACAATCACTACAATCCTCAATAATCATCATATCAATATTGAGAAAAGTCTCTCTGAATTTCTTTAATAAACTGCTATAATTTTCTGTACCTTGTTTACCTCTTACTGTCTCAATATACTTATCAGTGCTATTAACATTCTCTGTATTATTTCCTGTAACATTCTCAGTACCATTTCCAGACCTACTTCCATTACTTGTAATTGTATCAGTACTATTATTAGTTGTAGTATTATCTTCATTTACCTTAGTAACTGTAGTCAAAGGAACACTATCAGCAATACCTTGCGTGTCCATGCTATTTTGTGGTGTATCACTAAATCTATTCAAGGTATCAGTATTGCTTGTACCACTAGCACTATTCACATCTTTAGTCTCATTCTTATTTGTCTCTGTATTGCTATTAGTCCTATTACTAGTACTACTACCTGTCGTATCCCTTGTACCACTACCCTCTCTACTCCTAGTTAAATCAACATCATAAAAAGGATTGAACTCAAGCAACTCACTTTTATACAACTGATTGTAGTAAGGCATAATCTCATTGAGCTTAGCATTTAACGCAAGTTTCCACCTGCCTACAGTCTCATGTGCAATCTCCCTTGTATAATAATGTTTCAATATCTTCCTGCACAAAACCTGCCTATAGTTTTCATCAAAGATAGGAAAGTCAAAATTAAAAACCTTATTCCAACACCTATCTAAGATACTATCAATATTATCTGCACCATCACTTTCACTCAAGCCTGCACTATTTTCACAAATAAATCGCACCTCTGTTGTATACTTACTCATTATTCTCACCACCTTTACCTACATCAGTTTCATTACTCAACTTTGCTTCATCAGCGTCATAAGTATCAAGTACCTGCATATCCTCACGATAATCAACACTAATGTTTAGTCCAAACATTTCATTAATCTGTTCGCAAGCCTGCTGTCTCATAAACAATCTTGAATACCTACTAGCAATAGTTCCACCTAAATTTCTTTGTACTTCATCAGTTATCATTCTTTCTTTCTTTACAGTATTAACATTACTGATACCTAAATAAGTCAATGCTTCATTCCAATACTGCGTTTTTAAATCATACAACTTATCAGCAACATAAGGACTTGTAGTATCAAGTGTCTTAATACCGCTTAGGTCTAAGTTTTTATCACCGAAAATAAATGGTTCATTACCCATATACTGTGCATACAGATTTTTCATTACAAGTCTCTGATTTTCAGTACAAGTAATAATCTTAGGTGTTTTCTGCTGTATTACATTTACATCAATAGTTCTTTGTATTTCATACAACCTTTTACTCATTTCCTGTACGTCAAGTAAACTGTTAGTGTGTAGCATATTATTAAAAATAATAACACTATTGCTAGGGTCAAGTTTCATTTGATACCCGTTCTGTGCAAAGGCTGTTCGAGTAATAGGTATTCTGTAAACGTCAAGCGCACCACCTATCATAACTTGCAGTCCTAAATAACCCATAACTTCATCCTTAAAAAATACTGCCATGCCGTCATTGAAAAGTGCTAGTTCTAAAAACCTTGCGTCAATAGTACTAGGTAAGTTTTTCCATTCAAACATTGAAATGCTCAACTCTGTCAGTCTATTAACATACTGTAGATATGTTCTCTGATTTTGCAAGAACGCTTCGGACTGTGCTCTTCTACCTTTTCTACTCATTGTCTCACCTCTTTTCTATATAGGTCTGTTATCTAATGAATAGTTACCTATTTCACTAGCGTTTTTCCAAAATGTAATACCATTGTTGAAAATATTTTTAATAGCTGTTATATCATTGTTACTACAATTTATACCAACTAAATTACATTGTTGCGTTTTGGTGTAAGTCCAATGTGGCCTTACATTTATATTAGGTACTTTTACCTCATTAGTAGCATATCCAAACATAGTAAAATAATCATCAATTATTTTCGCTATCTTAGGGTGTACGTGTGTATTCATGCTATAGAAATCAAGAAAAGTAGTATCTAACATAACATTATTACCACCACCACCTCTTGAACTAACTGGTAATGTTTTAGCTTGTTGCATTTGAATTAAACTGTTTTTAATATCAGAATAACCACTGACAGCCATTCCTGCCTGCATAGCTGATTGAATAGGATTACTGTTCATATTGCCATTTCCAATATATTGTGGTGTCATTGGACGCATGACATTATTTATATCAAATTGTCCATTTCCTGCCAGTTTAATTGATGTACTGGGATTTAACTCTGGTGCTTTTGGTTGATGAAAAATTCCACCACCTGTTGGTATCATTGGTTGTGCTTCTAATAGTCCTGCTCCTAGTGTAAGCTTTGCTAAACCAGTTGCTATATTACTTTGAACACTTACTTTATTCTGCGCCCACCACACTTTAAATGTATCACTACTCCATGGTACAATTGGCATATTATCAAGTGTTAAACTAAAGTCAAAATTTATAGTTGTATCTCCTGCTCTTGTTGTTTGTCCATTACTTGTTCCGTTATAGTTCAAGGGACTTGCCATGTAATATCCATTAATAACATCACTAAATACTTCAAAATTACATTTACCACTTACATCATCAAATAGTTCGTATCTATATTCAATGCTATTACCACTGCCATTACTTAGTGTTAAATAAGTATATGGATAACATAATAGTTTATGATTTTTAGGTGTATATGTACCTACTTTATTAGTCGGTTTGTTTATCTGAAATGGTAATGGTTCATTTTGTTTAAGTCCATATATAGGTTTTTTATTCGTGAGTGTTTGTCCATTTGGTAATAAATGTTCTATTAATGATTTAGGTGTCAATATGATATTAATTATCTGGTCTGTTTTTCCTTTATTATCAAGTGCCATTATAAATTCTGCTAAACTGTGTTGGTTGTTATCACAATATATTAACATACATGGCGAATACATACCATTATAATTATATTGTAATTCTGAAATAGCACCCTGTTCATCAGCACCACTTACTATTATTAAACACCAATCATTAAAAATTCCACTTTTAATTGGTTGGTCATACATCATCTGTCCTGTCGGTATATTTTCACCAACTAAACAATCATTTGTAGTATCAGTTGCATGATGTTCTCTCTCAACAAAACTCTCTTTAAGAGTACAATCAAAAAGGAACCATGTTTGCATAACATCAATAGTAAAATATATATTACTAACTTTATCGTTTACATACTCGATATTAGTAATAAAAGCATAAAACCATTTAGTAGTATAGTTGGTATTCTGAAACATCATATAGTTGCAGTTATAAATATTTTCTGCTCCTGCGTTCATCCTAACAACACCTTGTTGTCCATTAATTCTCTGAAAACTAGCTTTGTCCATAGTTCTAATAACTTTACTTTCAAAGTAAGTTTTCTGTGCTTCTCTACTTTCAAAATAAATAGTATCTTTATAACTACTATCTATTGGTACACCACTACACAATTTGATAATACTATTAGGTTGTATCTGCATATCTTCACCGCCTTTACAATAGCAGGAAAGCAATCACGCTCTCCTGCCGTATTAATATCACGCAACTGTAATAGTCGCAGTACCAGACATTGTACTATCAAACGTGCTAGTTGCTTTAACTGTAATAGCTCCTGCCTCAGCGCCACTATTAATCTTAAGCATACCAGTACTTGAGATACTAGCCTTATCATCACCCGTAGCAATACTCCATATAACACTCTGTGGTGCATAGTTATCAGTATCAACAGTAACACTTAACTGTATCTGTCCACCTGCACTAACTGTAGCTTCACTAGGTGTAACTGTAACTGTCTTTACAGCAGGTGTACCTGCAACGAATACAGCATTGTTTGAGAATGGAGATACACTAAATGTTTTCCATACATGATACCAGTAGTTCCAATACAGTCCCTCACCATTGTACTGCTCTGTGAAGTTCTGATAGTTGTCGAAAATCATAAACCAATCACTATCTACTAAAACGCAAGGAATAGCGTCAAGTGCTTCAAGTTCTGCCTGTCCTATCTCTGTATAGGTAGGGTCATCAGCAAAGAGAATATTTAATCTCTCAATATCTAAATCACCAAAACTATCTACAAGTACATGATGTCCGTCAAATTCTGCTCTATCCATGTTAAAAGCACTTGCAAGTACTTCAACGTTCATAGTAGCGTCAAACTGTGAATTGACTAACAAATACTGTTCCTGCTTAGGTGTATGGTTCATAACTCCTGCAAGGTTATTCTTTGAGTTAAGGAAAGTAAACTTATTTGATACTCCCTTGATAGTACTAACAATACTATTCATGTTTGCCGTGTTAATAGCAGGAATAGTGACAGGGTTCATCAGTCCATTTAAAATATGTTTTGCAAGCATATACTTCATAGTCTGAAACTCGTCATAGTTAGCACCAGTATACATAGCGTCCACAATCTTAGCAATTAAATCTGTAATGCCGTCAATAGACAGAAAAGCCTGTCTCAACTGGTCATTTGAGATTGTAGCTTTATAGTACTTCTGATAGTTCATAATGTGAAATGCACTGCGTACGTCGGGAATTTCACGTTTGAATACATTGGACTCTGCAACCTGTGGGTCAAACTGAAACGGTTTTGCAATATTAACAAATACTTCCTCAATAGACTCACCAAATTCGAGCATACCTTTTTTAAACATAGCCCATGGATTGTCGTATGATTTACTTGTTAAAATTACTCTGCCTATTCTGTTTACGAGTGCTGATAAAAACTCATTCTGCAAAGCAGGGTAGTCCATAATTACTGCACCGATTTCTCTGATTGAGTCAGAGTCTGCTGTAGCCTGTGGTACATAATCTTTGTAATTTGTACTTGCGTTGTTTCTTATAGCATTTAAGATGTCAACGCTTGAATTAGTAAGTGTCTTAATTTTTGGTTTTGTAGCCATAATTCCTAGCCCTCTCTTTCTTTAAATAAATCATCAAAGGAAATTTCATTACCATCATCGATAATATCTTCCTTTTGTTTCTCAATTACTGTTGCAGGGTCTGTACCTGCACTGCCCTCAAAAAATCGTGCTTTATATTTTTCTCTCCACTCATTATCATTCTGCTCATATTTTGCTTTCCAATCAGTGGTATCTTTTGCACGTGTTTCAAGGTCATTGAATGTGTCAGTAAAATTTTCAATCATAGCAAGTGTATTATCGTCAGCGTTGTCACCTGCTAAACCTCTTACTGCATTCATAAAATCATCATGTGAAAGTACTGCCATTTTTCTCACCTCTTTTCTATTTAAAATAATGGTCTACACATCATCCAAACTGGCATACCTTTTCGCTTAGTTGGTGTAGGTGGTGTAGGTGGTGTAACTCCTGTTAGGTATTTATACCACGCATTAGCATATGCAACTCTTTTTTCTGCAACTTCTGCACTTGCTCTTTCACGCTCTATGAGATAAGCCATACAAGCGGTAGTTACATTTGTAAGCTGTGAAAATTCCTCACCACTATACGGGTAACCCTTATTAGGTTTTGGTATCCATTGTCCGCCATAATTATTAATAATCTCTTCCCACATTAATTGTGTCTGTATTTCACCTGTAGCCCAGTCAGAACCTTGGGCACTTGTATAGTCTGTTAAATTAGTGTGTGGTGTCCACTGTATTAGTCCCCAACCGTCACCGCCTTTTTCTTTACAACCTGGATTTATTTGTGACTCCTGCTGTAAATTTCCTAACATACCCGATATGCTTTCAATAGTAAAACCTTTACTATTAAAATATCCATAAAATTCAGTAGCATTATTTTCAAGTTCTGTTTGAGTCATACCAGGGTCTAAACCTATTTTAACTATCCATGCCATTATCTTATACCTAAACTAAAAAGTTTATTCCATGTGTTTTTACCACACTCTCCGTCAACAGTTAGCCCATAATCTGACTGAAAATTTTTACAAGCCCTTATACAGCCTGCACCATATTTTGTATCAATGCTACCACTGTAATAACCTAACTTTGTCATAAGTATTTCAAATACTGTTACGTCAATATTTGATATTCCACTCTTTAATAAATTCATAGTATAGCCTGCACTTCCTTTATCACAATTATAACGTAAATGATAATTCCAACCATAACTAGGTGTGTAATATTTTCTTATGCAAATTTCTTTTCCTGTTTGGTCTCCTGCTTTACGTCCTTTTGTAGTCCCTCTTTCATCAATGCTTGCATGAACTATATGTTCACTATCTGTTGAAACACAAACATGATGTCCTACCGCTAAATGAATATCACCTTTTTGAAAAGGCCTGTTACATGAAGTAAAGCCACATCGTTTTAACTGTTCGTACAAGTTTCGCGTTGTGCTGTTTACATTTACATTAAAGCCTGCTTTAGCAAGTGCGTGTCCAACTAATGAACTACAGTCAAAGTCAGGATTTCCACTTCTGTTAATCTGTGAATAACCATGTGAATTGTCATTTGCTATTGCAATCATATAATCAGTGTATGTGTCAACTTTACTCATTCTTATCACTTCTTTCCACATTTAATATGTCACACAATTTCTGCAATACTAATGTGTTTTCATTTAATGCAGTGGTAAACTTATCTGTTTCGTTCTTGTGACTTTCATTAAGTTTCATACAATACCATGCCAAACATAAGCACATTACTATTGGAAATCCCACTGTAGTTATAGCCTGCATAACTATTTGAAATATATCCATACTTTCATCTCCTTTCTTTTATTCTCTTTTTAATTATAACATATTACTTGATATTTTGCAATATATATGATATAATAAATTGAGATAAATATAGTTAATTTTAAGAAAAGAGTACAACAATATGAGTGAAAATAAATACTATGACGGAACTAAATTGTTATCAATGAAAGATATAAATGGATTAAAGCCAGAACTATTTTTATGTACCACTAATAGAAGTGGTGGTAAGACAACCTATTTTGGTAGATTGTTAATCAACAGATTTCTAAAATATGGTAAAAAATTCTGTTTAATTTATAGGTACAACTATGAACTTGATGATGTATCTAATAAGTTTTTCAAGGATTTACAAACATTATTTTTTAGTAATTACACTATGGAAAGTGAACGTTGTGCAAGTGGTATTTATCATAGTTTGTTTCTTAATGAACAACACTGTGGTTATGCTATAAGTTTAAATAGTGCAGACCAGTTGAAAAAATATAGTCACTTACTTAGTGATACTGATAGTATGCTATTCGATGAATTTCAGAGTGAAACTAATCACTATTGTAGTGATGAAATAAGAAAATTTATCAGCGTACATACAAGTATAGCGAGGGGACATGGCGAGCAGGCAAGGTATCTTCCTGTATATATGTTAAGTAATGCTGTCAGTATTATCAACCCTTATTATACAGAGTTAGGAATATCTGAAAGATTAAACAGTGAAACTAATTTCTTAAAAGGTGACGGATTTGTACTTGAGAGTGGTTTCATAGAAACTGCTAGTAAGGCACAAAAAGAGAGTGGATTCAATAGGGCATTTAAGAATAATCAGTATGTCGCATACTCAAGTGAAAATGTGTACTTAAATGATAACACTGCTTTTATTGATACCCCTGTAGGAAAAGGAAAATATATTGCAACCTTAAGGTATATGAACCATGACTATGCTGTGAAGCAATTTAGTGAGCAAGGATTTTTATATATTGATGATAAGGCAGATAGTACTTTTAGAACTAAAATAAGTGTTACTGTTAATGACCATGATATTAATTATGTTATGTTAAAACAGAATGATTTATTTATTAGTCAATTGAGATACTATTTTGAAAAAGGTTGTTTTAGATTTAAGAACCTTAAATGCAAAGAAGTTTTATTCAAAACTATCAGTTATTAGGTATCTGCTGTTGTATGTTCACTTGATACTGCTAGGTAGCACGTTTGGAAGATAACGCTAGTATGTATTGTCGTAAATGCTGTGCGCTTGTGTTCTGCAATAGTTATAGATATAGAAAAGACAGGAATTTTTACTCCTGTCTTTTTGCTTTATTTGTAAAAATGATTGTGTATATCTGTTGCAATTAATATGTTTAATGATAATACAATTTCCCTCGTATCTTTTTTCTTTATAAAATCGTATGATAGTAACTTTGTTATGTATAAACCATTTAAGCAATATTCTATTTTATACTGCTCTGTATATGGTACATCATAAAACTCTATTGAACCTCTAAATCTTTTGCGTAGTTCCTGCACTACTTTTTCCATTTTATCGTTCATAAATTTATCTCTCCCTTGTAAAATAATCACAATCATATCTGTACTTACAAAAACAACAAATATGGTTACAAGTTTTTTCATGTTTCTTTGCTTTGTATCTATAATATAAATCTACTAACCATGTTATCATATTTTTCTCTCCTTTAAATGACGTACTACATCTTTAATATCTCTTTGCATAAAGTATATGTCGCAATAATCACATTGTAATGGATAATTGCATATACCACAATTCTTATAAACTAATTTTTGCTTTTTATGATTTAGTATCATAATTAATAATTTGTTTATCATAATGTTTCACCTCATTTCATAAGTCGTGTCTACTAATAATACACCACCCTTTATTCTTTTTGGTAGCAATTTTCCGGGAACACATAGTCCAACTTTAAAATCACTGTAGTCTCTTTTTGTTTCTAAGAATTTTAATTCACTTTGCGTATAGTTATCACTCTCCTTTGCTTCATAACCCTGCATTGATTTGTTAAATAAATCTTTACATTTCTGTGGCATACCTGCGCATTTAATATCGTTGTATGGTTCATCAACAGGAACTAAATCATTGTGAGTTATGTGTTCTATGTATGTTTTCTGTCTTGTAAATATAGCTGTGTCCCAACTGCTCTCAAGTTTCCAACAGCAAAATTTCACAGGGTCTACTGTTATGCCTTTTATCTTATCAGCAGGCAAGTCACAATGTATGCTGTCGGTATCAGCGTAAATAAATCCTGCTTTATCTACACCATAGTAATTTTTTTGAGCGGCTGTTATTGTAAAGTTTCGTGCATAAGATGTTATTGCACTGCCTGTTGCTATATGTCCCACCTTTTTATTATTAGCAGGGACTATATAGAAACCTATACTTTCATCCTCTTTTACATAAGCAACCTTAAAACTGCTATTGGAACTACTAGCAAGTTTACCATAAAGGTTATTGAGAAACAGTTTTGCTTCTGTACGCTTTGCACCTTTACTGTTCATTTTAATTTCTGCATAATGATTGATGTAATTATCAAATATTCCTTTCATGGAATAAAACCAACAGCCGTCTAATATTTCAAAGTCAACTAGCTCATAGTGTTTTAACATTAGTTTGTAATCTGTCATGGTTACTGTCATTATTACTGTACTGTCGTGTATGTTTCCATTTTTATCTTTATAGTAACGATTATATGTTCCGTCTTTATTTAATATATCACTAGTTGTTAATGACTCTGTGCCTTTATATAAATGATTACCCTTTATCTGAATAAATGGTAACATATTTTCTTTAATATAAAAGCGTGTTTTTATTCTTAAAAAGTAATATTTGTTTTCACCTATAGCTTCATTAGGTATTATATTGCCACTCCAAAAATATGGTTTACCTATTGGAAAATAATTACCACTTTGAGAGTACATCATACTAGGATATAAAGAGTTCACATCTGCTGTCACACCATTATGTCTAACTATGTTTTCTTTTCCTTTTACTAAATAGCACCAACCCCCTCTATAGCTGTGACGTATATATTCATCAGCATTTGACGAGCCATAAATATTTTTATCAATGACAACTTCATCAAGTGGTGGAAATAAATCTTCATAATCATAAGCGCCTGTAGATTTTTTATATTCTTCCATACAACACGAACCTATTGTAAGTTTGTCATGTCCGTCATTAAATAACTGTTCGAGTGCTTCTTTAACTACTAATACGTCATTAGATATGTATTGTTTTTCATCATCAGTTATATTACAACCTGCATATCTATAACCAACATATTCCATGTCTAATTTTTGATGTTTTGTTTTAAAGGATTTTCCTATTTGCTTTACTGAAAATGGTAATAGTTTTAAGCTATCTCTTAGTTCTATTATGTGATTATTAACTTTAATAGTTAATGTATACCATTGACCCATATCAGAAATTGTATATCTAAAAGATTTATTTTTCATATCTTTTATTCTGATAAATTCCGCTTGAGTCTGTTCATCATTTAAGTAATGGATAGCTTGCTCATACTTTAATTCTGTTAGCAAATATGACATCCAAAAATTTCCATCAAATTTTAAGTTATGATAATAAGCAACTATGTCACAATTTAATGTTTTAAAATACTGAAACTGTTCGTCTATTGAATGAAAAATATTTACGTTTTCTGTGTAAAACTCAACGCTTGCACTTGCCCAAACTTCTGTTGATGTTTGTCCTTTATAAACTGTAGTTTCAAAATCGCACATAAATCTTCTGACATTTTGTTTTTTATTCTTCATTATAATTAGCAAGTGTCTCTAACCAATTATCTGTGACAATTTCCATTTCTTTTGACATATTATTATAAGATAAAATGTTTAATGCTTGTACTATGTTTGAGCGTATTATGCTATCTTCGCTATCACCTGCTATTACTTCTAAATTTTCTATAATTTTATTTTCATTGTCCTTTAAGTGTTTATAATATGCTTCTCCGAACTCCTGCTCATTATCTTGTATCATTGATATAGCTTTATAATAAAAACTTTCCAATGATATTTCATTCATTCTATTATATGAACGATTATAAACATATCTACTGTTAGGTAAATCATATAACATTTCTTTAATTGTATCTACAATGTCATGTCGCTGTGCAGTAAATCTCTGCTCTAAATCTTCTTTTGTTTCTTTTAAAAACTTTTGTGTTATAGTTTTAGGAATATCAATGTACGAAACATCAACTTCTTTATCACTGTATTCCTGCATTAAATTATAAAGTGCTTTTTGATTTTTTGTTAATCGCTTTTTCCTTGCCATACTTTTTTCTCTCCTCTCTAAATTAATAAGACCCTGCTAACTTAATAGCAAGGGTCAGCAGTAAGATAAAATTTTATTTTACTGATTTCACATCAAGTGCGCAGTCAATGTAAGGCCTGCCTGCCTTTGTTGTGCCGCTAACTTTAATAATACTAAACTGTTTACCGTGCATGATGTTATTAATATTACCAAAACTACGCTTGAATGTAGCCGACTGACATGAGAATACTTCATTATCCGGTGTAATGATTGATAAAATATCAACACTATCTCCGTTATCTTTTTCGTCTGTGAATGTAAGATAACCTGCCACTGAAATAGATGTATTGTCCTCTACGTCCTTGAGAGATTTGATACCTCTGTCAAGGGTCATAAGATACTGTTCTACCTCTGAAAAATCCTTTGATTGTGTGTTAATTGTGATTGCCATAATTGTTTATCTCCTTTTCTTTTTATTCTACGTCTGCCTGCTCTGTTGTTTCTGCGTCTGCCTGCTCTGTTTCAATTTCTTTACGTGTAGCAGGGTCGAGTATTTTTGCGCCTGCAATAAAATCTGCTTCATCCATTCCGTATAATTGATTAATTTCTGCAAGACCACGAACTGCAACAATAGTGCAATCATCTGTATTGTAATCTTTTGATAATTTCTTTAAGGCTTTTGCCTTATCATCAATTTTACCATTAAGCATAAAAACTTTTTCAAAAGTATCTGCTGTCTGTGGATTTACGCAGAGTGCAACTGCTTTTGTACTAATAATTGTTCGTGTTACCATAGGTTTTCTCATAGTTTTTTTCTCCTTTTCTATGTATTGTGATTTGTAATAAAGTTGTAACACCAATAGGTGTAGTAGTCAAGTTGATTTTTGCAATCTGTTTTGTGATAGCTTGCTATCTCTTGACTATAAGACATGAAAGAAAATCATCTAACTTGTGACGAATTATGATTTTGCAATCGTCACGATAAATTGTTTCTGTTGTGACGTTTCGATTATCTGTTCGACATAATACCTTGCGTGTATTAGGGTCTGAAATAAGTTGAGCGTATAATGTTTCAATCATTGTTAATCACTTCCTTTTCTTTGAGGAGTCCGCACTATTGAGTGTCGTGTTGTCTATCAATAGTGCGGTTGTAAGTATTTAAGCAAAACATAACTTTTTTGTAAATGGTGTAATACCTCTTTACATATTATATAGTACAGTAGTGATGTAAATACAGTATGTCTAAATTATGAATATTTTATGAACTTTTCCACATTTAGACTTCTGCAATTTACGAAAAATTACGAAAAATACTGCTGTCTTTGAGCATAGTAATAAAAATATGTTCTAACACAATAACTCATAAAACGTGCTTCTGATACAGTTATTCTTCCACCCATTTTCAACCATTTTACTTTAATAAGCATTAATTGTGTTATTTGTACTAATAATCTATAAACATCGTTATATCTACACCATTTTGTTTCAAATTATATAAACTCTAAACGAACTTTTCGCTCTAAATTATGTTTTCTTTTATTTGTCATATTATAAAAAACCTCTTTTCTATTATTCTACGATAAAATTTGACTATGTTATCGGCTATTTCCTTTGATGATACACCACTTAACATATCATAATCGAGTGTATCTAAGAAAAAACGCTTTTCTCCTAGTTCACGGGTCTTTACTATGACATACCACATATTTTCGACTGTGGCATAACCATAGTATACTTTTCCTTTTACTTGTTTAGCGACTTTTGTCGCTATCTCTATAACAAAATCTTCATAGATTTCATCGACTTCCGATTTTGTCATTTTTCGATTTTTGTATAACATAATTTGTACCTCTTTTCTACTCTTCTACTTTAACGTAAAGCATTTCTTTTCCTGATAATGCTTTAAAACTTATCACTTTCATATGTGATAATTGTTTGTTTTTCAATATTTGAGAGCGTGTATAGAACTCGTCAATATCGTACTGAATATCGTGTAACCAAAAGCTAGTAGTGGCACTGAGTCTGACTAACGTGCCTAGTTTTATATTAGTAGTCATTTGTTTTCACCTCTTTTCTGTTCTTTGCTCTATTCAATTGTAAGACCTACGCAAAATTAATAACTATATAACTACTTCCGTAATCATCCGCCATAGAATAGATACTATCTATCAAATAGTCGAAATAATCACTAGGTATATCTTTTACAAGTCCATACCATACACCAGTTACAAATTTTGTGTTAAATAACACGTTTTCGTAATCTGGTAAAATCCTAAATAAATCTTGAACTGTCATATTATTACACCTCTTTCTCTTTTCTGTTTTCGTTGAGTTCTACAGCGTATTGTAGAAATTTATCTTCTGGTATTCCATATAACTTTTCAGTTACTTCAACATTCTCAAGTTTTATAAACTTGCAAGTTGGATTTTCTGTATTAAATTGTTTTTCAATTTCCTTGTCTGTTGGTGTACCAACTGTTTCAAGGACGTCGCCTCTGACCTCATTAATTTCAAGGTCAAAATAAGTGACCTCATATTTTGTTACTTTAATTGTGCGTGTAACCATTTTTTGCTTTCTCATAGTTTTTTGTCTCCTTTACTTGTTTGTACTTGTTTATTTGTTACTTGCTGATATTGCTATCAGAGATACAAGTGAGTCGGAGTTGCACCGACTCGCTAGCTTTAAGCTAGCCAGAACTCCTGACTTGTTTTTGATATATAAAGGCAACCTATAAATTCATGGGTTTTGGTATATACATCCATGCGGATTGTGAACATGAACGTATTATATGACTGTATCGTCATATTGTCTATTTGATAGACTGCGCTATCAACAGACAGATACCAATTAAACCACTGTTTATATATCTCTTTTTTGGCTTCGCTAGGCTTTGCGAAGCAATCCGTTAATGTACGGACTTGTGTAATAGGATGTAATTCACCCTTGAAATGCCTGATTTTAAAAGTTTCATTATTCAATTCTACATATTTCTTCATATCAATTACCCCTTTCCTTTATCTTTAAGTACATTATATAGGTCAGATGTGAACAGCGTATGACCAATTTGTAAACAAATTGTGAACATTTTATATAGTACTATGGTACTAAGTTAGACGCAACTAACTTCGCGCACTCACGGTACTACGTTGACGTGCTAACGCTGTACCACTGCAACGCGTCACCACTTTACCACTGCGCAGTGTCAACCTTGTACCGCATGGCGGTACGGGGTAGGCACCAAAAAACCGAAGTTAAGTACCAGGG